TTACCATCATCTACATATTTTGTAAACTGTATATTTTCATGTCCATGATATTCAAAATTCCAACCTGCATTTCTGTTGGCATGAAAAACAAAAGGATGTAAATGTCTATGTATCCAAGGTTCGTTTAACCACACTATCTCAGATTTTCTTATAATCAAATCTTCTTCATCAAAGCCTTTATCTTTTTTATTACCTATCATTCCTGTCATAAATTGTTGTTCTTTTGCATATTTAATTACATGATCACAAAAATTTAAAGGTAAGCAATTTTGGAAATTCCAATTATAATTTTTAAGAATCATCTTCTACTCCTTTCATAAATCTTTTTTCTGTTGCTTTAATATTAAAATGTATAAATTTAAAAGAGTCATTTCTTTGAGCACTATATTCGTGCATTATGTAAGAAGGAATTATAATTAAAGTCCCTGGATTAATTGTTAAATTAATTGTTGGACTTGCATTCGTAATAATATTTTTGTTCTTTTGTGGTAAAGCAATTGTTTCTAATCTTGTTCTTGGATCATAAAAAATAGGATAAGATCCTTTTGTCTCTAAAAAGTAAAAACCAGAAACATGATTGTTAGGGTGAACATGAGGAGCGTGTCTTCCTCCACCTTCTTTTGGAAATTCTTGAACCCACATTTCAGTAAAATGTAAATTGTAATCTTCTAAACTATATCCCATGTCCATAAGAAGATCAGCAGACTTTTGTCCAACGTGCTGACAAAAATCTTTAAGCTTTATATCTCCTGCTATATTTAAAGAATGATAAATAAAACCGTAATCAGTTTCTCTTTCTTTGATTAATTTTTCAAATTCTTTTTTTGTTTCTTTTAAATAAGGATCACAAGCGTTATTAATATGTGGCAGCCATTCTGGTTTTTCTTCACAATAAATAGGCGTTGCAAAATAATTATTTTTTATCATTCTTTTTTCTTTAATTCTGTCCCTTTCATAACATGAATTCCCTGTCAAGAAAACAATTATAAAAAGATTACTTGATATATTCTGCACACATGTTTAAATTAGATCTCACCCAAAAATTATAAATCAAGGAGATATTATGGAAAATCAAGA